AAAGGCCGAAGCCGCCGCCCTGGAAACGGCAAGAAGCCGCATCAAATGCTGGAAAGAAGCGCAGGCATAACACCCCGCCCCGAAAGGGGCGGAAGGAGACGAAAAATGTACAACCCCTACATCGAAAACCCCGCCATCGCACGGGCTGAAATGCAAAACGAAGCCGACTGGGCATACACCTACGCCAAAGAAGCGCGGGAAGAGGCGGACAAAGAAGAAGCCGCCTGCCGTAGGAAATACTACGAAGACGAAATCATTAAAGCATGGGTAATGTGCGACGACTTAGGCCAAGAGGATTACGAAAAATCCGACCAGTCAGACTTTAACGATTTTGTGCATAACTATCAGATTTACGATCTGAAAATGGAAAACTCGCTGGATTTGGGCATCACCATGCCGACATTTCGGGAATACCAAGCCATGAAAACAGCGATGTCCGCATAAGGCGGCATCGGCCTAAATACGGCATTGCAGACAGGCGCAATATGCTACCCCCGGGCGCGGGGGAGTGCCGCAAGACGCAGGCGGCAGGCAGAGACAGGGGGATTCGCCACCCCTCCGTATTTAGACCGATACCGCTTTAAGTAGACATGATGATAGTCCATCAATGGTATGCCGTTAGTCGGAGAGTGGGCATATCACAGGCACAGGAAGAGCCTGATTAAACCTTCGACAGCGTGCGGACGGCCTCCTTACCGTCGCGGCACGCAACCACACAAACACTTATCGGACAGGGCGCGGCGGCTTTAATCCCTGGCTGGACGGGGAATTTATCCACCCCATCCACGCCCTGCCCCATAAATGTTTGAACCGATCTTTAACAGCATGAAAACGTAGCAACCGCCCTAGGGCTGCCGCACACGCGGCAAAGACAAAGCTGGGAGGCTTTGGGGGAAACCGTCCCAACGGTTGCAGGGCAGGCAGAGCGGGATGCCCAAAACACAAAAGCCCGCGAGATACCTTAACAGGCCGCTTGCAGCCCTCGCCGATTTCCACCGTGCAGGCTTCAGACGGCCTCATTAAGGCATTTCTTGCCAAACCCGGCCACATGGATGAAAACTGATTGCCAACACGGCACAGAAACCCCTTTCCCGCAAAAATCCCACCTGATAAAATCAGAGCGTTATTTTCACGGCGAACCGCAATGCAACTGTTCCGTCACTCCAACATCGGCGGCATGAACGCCAAATCCACCGCACTAACCCCCTTCCTATGGCTGCTAGTCCCCCTGCTCGGAGCGGCAGTGGCATCAGTGGCACTGGCAGGCGTTACCACAGCAACCTACCTGCTGCTGGGTTTGTGTTCTCTTGTAATACTTTTCATTTTGGGATTAGGCGCATATTTCGCCGTAAAAAATCCCGACTGCCTGCGCAGCGAAAAATACACCATCCAAAAAATGGTAATAGAGCGCGGACAAATCGGCGATACATCCACAGGACTGCAAGAGCAGGACGTTATCGAACACCAACCAAACCAACGGATTTAAGACCATGAAAAAGAAATACATCATCATCGCCAACGAATCCGTAAACCCGTCCGTTGCCGACAGCATTACCGACTACCTGATTAAAGAACAGAAAATGGAAGTTTGGCACTGGATAGCCAACGCCTGGTTGGCTGTTACCGACAACCCCGGCATCAGCAAAGAAGAACTGCAAAAAGACCTGATACTGATAGCATCCCGGGCAACCCCCTGGCTGATAGTCGAAGCAAGCGGAACAAAAGACATCGTCGGCTACGGAAACCCGCAGCAGGCCGAGTGGATCAACAAACACTGGCGCACCGACTAAGCCAAGCCGTCCCGCGCGGCTTTTTACTTGCACCGCCCCCGCACATCGGTTATGATTGCCGCACTACTTAAGTTCAGCGGTTCAAATCGCACCCGTCAGATGCGGCTTTTTTGTATCTATTGCAAAAAGCAAGCCATTGATTCTATTCCCAAGTTGCAGATTTGCAACTTGAAAAAAGTCAAAGGCGGGTCGAGAAGGCCGAATACAACACCCGCAAGGGGAATACGCCTCGCCGACTGAACTCGGTAGTTGAAGCCCGCCACCTACTAAGTGGCAATCACCAACTAAAAGTTCAGGAGTGTTCGCAATGAACCAAATTCAAATTTCCAACGTGGCCATCCGCCAAATTTCCGACACCCTCTACAACTTAACTGATTTGCATAAAGCGGCAGGTGGAAACGATAACCACAAGCCCGCCTTTTGGCTACGCAATCAACAAACCCAAGACCTGATCGCCGAAATCGAAGCCGAAGGCGGCCGCGCCGCTGAAGTTGTGCACGGTGGTAAAAACCGCGGCACCTACGTCTGCAAAGAACTGGTCATCGCCTACGGCATGTGGATCAGCCCCGCCTTCGCCCTGAAAGTCATCCGCTGCTTCCTCGAAGCCCAAGGTCAAGTTTCAGACGGCCTGCCCGCCAAAACCACCGCCGACGACCGCACACCGTTGCGTCAGGCCGTCGCCGCGCTTGTCGGACGAAAAGGCATAGACTACAGCACCGCCTACGGCATGATTCACCAACGCTTCAACGTCGGCGCGATTGAAGACCTTCCCGCCGGACAACTGCCCGAAGCCGTCGCCTACGTCCACGCGCTGACCCTTTCCGACGACAGGCAACCCCTGCTCGACGGCCTCGACATCGAACGCCTCGCCGTAACCGTCTACTACGGCGCATGGGCACTCGAAATGCTCGACGAAATCGCCGTCCCCCTCAAACAACTCGGACACCCCAAAGCCACCACCATGCACACCCTGTGGGCAGAAAGCCGCGGCTTCCTGCGCCACAACGTCCAAGCCCTGCGGCGCATCCTCCCCGCATTGGAACCCGACCGCGCCGCCCACGTCCGCGGCACGCTCGACAGACTGCAAAGGCTCAACGCCCGCTTCATCTGACCGCGCGCCCCGCGAAATCCCCCGAACACCCCAAGCCGCCCGTTTCCGTCCGCACGGAAGCGCGGGAACGTGCGGCCTTCAAACGGAGACACCGAATGAGCAACATACTGAATTGGATAACCTTTTCCGCCGCCTTGCTCCTCATCGCCGTCTACGGCGGCAGCGAACAACCCGCAAAAACCCCTTCGCCCGCATGGGACGCCGCCAAAACACGGCAGGAGGTAGAAGAAACCGTGGAATGGATGCGCCGCATGAACGCCGCAGAAGCCGAAGCCGCCGCAAGGGATGCCGAAGCGGCAAAAGAATTTGAGGAAGCCGACCGCACCGATTGGCATCCGCCATATGAACCAACAGGGGAATGAAATGAAATACGAAATTTTAAAAGACGAATTTATAGAGTTTGATGACCGAAAATTGTACCGAATCAAAGCATTAAAGGATTTCCGCTATGTAAGAAAAGGAACGGTCGGCGGCTATATTGAATACGAACAAAACCTATCGCAAGAAGGCTACGCATGGGTATCAGACGACGCACGGGTATACGGCAACGCACGGGTATACCCGAAATTTTAAAACCCGCCTACTGGCATAAATACCCATAACCGTTTCAGACGGCCTGAAAAAAGGAAACCGAAATGAGTAACACGCAATTAACCACCCTGTCAGATCAACTCGCCGCACAATTTAATTTAGGCAGCGGCGAAGGACTACTGGACACACTAAAGCGCACCGCCTTTAAAGGCAACGTAACGGACGACCAAATGGCCGCGCTGCTGATTGTGGCCAACCAATACCGCCTAAACCCATGGACGAGCGAAATCTACGCTTTCCCAAGCCAAGGCGGCATCGTTCCCGTAGTTGGCGTGGACGGCTGGGCGCGCATCATCAACGGTAACACCCAATTTGACGGTATGGACTTCGAGCAGGACGCAGAAAGCTGCACCTGCCGCATATACCGCAAAGACCGTACCCACCCCGTAAGCGTTACCGAATACATGGACGAATGCAAACGCAACACCGCACCGTGGAAATCCCACCCGCGCCGGATGCTGCGCCACAAAGCCATGATACAGGCCGCCCGCCTGGCCTTCGGCTTTGCCGGTATTTATGACGAGGACGAAGCCGAACGCATCAAAGATGCCAAAGACCACGCCCCTGCCAATGCTGCCAGCCCGTTTGCTGGAGAGCGCGACAACCCTGACCGTGCCGACTTGCTGCAAACCGCCGAAAACGTGGCTATCCGTGGCTTGGAAGAATACAAAGGCTGGTGGCTTAGCATCAGTGCCGAAGAGCGAAAAATCATCGGTATGGACGAGCACGAACGGCTGAAAGACATTGCCATGCAAACCATCCAAGCCGAGCCGGAAACCGTAGAGGAAACGCAATCATGAGCGAACAGCGCACCCCCGAATGGTTCGCCGAACGCCTAGGCAAGATTACCGCCAGCCGTATTGCCGACGTAGTAGGGAAAACCAAATCCGGCAGCTACGGCGCGGCGCGTAAAAACTACATGGCCGAACTGCTATGCCAGCGGCTGACCGGGCAGCAGGAAGAGAAGTTCACTTCCGCCGCCATGCAGCACGGCACAGATACCGAACCGGCAGCCCGTGCCATGTACATGCTAGAGACCGGCGCAGACGTAACCGAAACAGGCTTTATACCTCATCCGTCTATTGTCATGAGCGGCGCATCCCCTGACGGATTAGTCGGCGAAGACGGGCTAATTGAAATCAAATGCCCCAACACCGCAACACACTTGGAATTTTTGCAGAGCCGCAAACCCAAACACGAGTATCTGCTACAGATGCAATGGCAGATGGCCTGTACCGGGCGGCAATGGTGCGACTTTGTCAGCTATGACGACAGGCTACCTGAAAAGCTGGCTTATCGCTGCATCCGCATTCCGCGTGATAACAAGCTGATTGCCGAACTAGAAGAGGAAGCCGTCAAATTTTTAACCGAACTGGACGAAACCGTCCGTCAACTGAAGGAACAAGCAGCATGAGCCTGAACAAAGCCATCCTAATCGGCCGCCTGGGCCGCGACCCCGAAGTGCGCTACATGCCCAACGGCGAGGCCGTCTGCAACTTTTCCATTGCCACCAGCGAAACATGGAACGACCGCCAAACCGGTCAGCGTCAGG